GCAAAGGCACATGGTGGGTTTCTGGTGGGGACTACCGTGTCCTTGGATCTAGCATGTCAGATGCATGCCCTGATGGCAAAGTGTGGTTGGTTTGCCCGATTCGAGGCTCGTATCGGGGCTAATTCAGTCACTGTGGCAGAGGCTGTTAATGGTGGTGTTGCAGTACGCGACGCGGCTACGGGGCGACTTCCCTCGTATCTGTTGACTCTCGGGAACACACAGTCGATTGAGTTGCAGGGTTATTGTGCCAAGGCCCCGTTGGTCTCTAGTTACAGTAACCAGAACAATCGTGTCCTTAGTGATTGGGTAATTAGTCCAATTACAGCTATTGAGGAGAGCGTTTACGAGGGTGACGTCCACAATATGGAGGTGGATGAGGACCACACTTACATCGTTGAGGGCGTTTCTGTTGCAAATTGCACCGTCGATGGCACGATCTGCACGAAGTGTGGACATTGGGCCGCCGACGAGACTGAGATGTGCCCTCACATCCGCTATGAGAAGGGTAACATCTTTTTCGATGAGCAGGGGCAACGTCACCGGATCGCGGAACTGTGTGGACACGATTCACTCGACCCAACTGGTGGCGTGACATTCATTGAGGCGTCTTGGGTTGAAACCCCGGCATTCACAGGTGCCGTCGCACGCAACATCCTGGACCCCACGGAGAAGACCGTCCGGCAGGCACAGAAAATTCTTGCCAGCCCGCCGCCCGAGTGGACCCAAGATGCATATGCGAAAGCCGCCTCCGTTGTTCGCGAGATAGAGTTTCCTGCCCGTTCCGCTTTTGTGGTGGAGGGTCCTCCGGAGTTTTCCGCCGGTTGGTTGGATGAGGGGGGTGGAGACGAGCCCCCCTCAGAAGAGTCGGCTCCGGCCCCGGAAGAGCCTAAGCGGCCTCTTCAAGATGTTGAGGATGAGATCTACCGGACAGTGGTTGAGCAGGTCAAAAGCCGCATCCGGAAAGAGATCACGGTTCCGGTAGAGGGTGTCCCGGGTCGGACGCCCACGGAGTCTACAAACGAGAGTCTGGTGAAACAGGCATCGGCTTTTCGTAGGCTTTACCTTGCGGGACTGAGTTCGATTCTCAGAACTGCTAGCTCGGATGCTGCACTCATTGATGGTGTTGCAGCGTATAACGATCAGGTGGGGGTTAGAATCCCTGTCCATCTGTACCGAGTTGCTCTTCATGTAGGGAACCCGGCACGGTACGGGTCCGCAGATAAGTACCGCAACGCGTGTGTTTCGGTACTAGGGAAAACCCCCACTGTGCAGGAGAGGACAATTCTGCTGCACCTTGGAAGAATGCTCCACCGGAGAGAGGCTTCGGTGCGAGTGACTGGCAGTCGCCACGAAGGAGTTCAGAAATGAGACGAGACCGACTGACGTGGGCGGCGGGCCGCGAGGCGTCTGCTCCTCCCGCCAACCCTGGGTACGGAACTGAGGATCAGGATCATCCGGCACATCAGCCCGATCCCTCCTACGAGACGTACAAGAAGGGTGACCCGGATGCATGGGCGGAGACTCCCAACCCGCCACCGTATCCACAGGGAAATCCTCCGGCTGTCCCCGGTTACGACACCGAGGACCAGGATCACCCGGCGCATGAGAATCCGCCGCGTGTCCCGAAGGAGGCCCGTAGCCTCCGTGCGGCGATCGAGTCGATGGCCGAGGCGAAGGCTGATCGGTGCCTGCGGCTGGCGGCACTGATGCTGAAGGGTCGCCGCGGTGTCACGGCTGAAATGATCGAGGATCAGGCATTCTCGATGATGGATTGGCCGGATAGCCACATCACCGCAACGGCCAACCGCTTGGGTGGTGGTTTTCTCGCCCAGGACATGTTCGTCGAGGACGAGTTCGACTCGTTTCCGGTAGAGGACGAGTTCCTTCCTCCGGTCGATGACGAGTTTATGCCCCCGGTCGATGACGACCCGATGTTCATGGGCGACGACGAACTGGACGCTCTTCTCGCAGAGGAAGAGATGCCGGTTGAGGCTCCTGCTCCCGAGGCTTCTCGACGGGCGGAGGTCGACGATCTGATGATGAAGGTGCAGGCCCTTCAGGACGAGATCGTCGCGATGAAGGCCGCGGCGGGCCGCCGTGCGGATCAGAACGATCCGAAGGGTGACACCCTGGCTCCGAGCCCGAAGACGGAGGAACAGGTACGGCAGGAGGCCGAGGCAACCACGGACAAGCAGGAAGTCAAGACTGCTGCCGCGAAGGCTGCTCGCGCTTTTTTCGCCAGCATGGACACCGACGGTGACGGGTTTGTCTCTCGTTCCGAGTGGCTGGGTCCGGTTGCGGTGTTTGCCGCGGCGGACGAGGACGAGGACGACATCGTGACCGAGGACGAAGTCGTCGACGCGATGACGGCCAAAAAGTCCTGTGACATGGTTGGTCTGGATCCGGAAGAGGTCGCCCTTCTCGCAGAGATGGAGACTGAGGTCGCAGGTCGCCGCGCTGAGGAGCCCGCCCCGGTTCCGGAGCCGGTTCCCGCTCCGCAGGCCGCTCGTAGGGCAGAAGAGCCGCAGGTAGAAGAGGCTTCCCTCTTCTCGCTGGGTGCCGAGGAGGATGCTCTAGGTAACCCTGTTGCTCTGACGGACGAGGATTCCATTCTCGCGGAGATTTTCGGCGGTCGCGTAGCCAAGAAGGCGGACGACGACGAGAAGGAAGAGGAGCCCGAGGCTGAGGAGCCCGAGGCTGAGGAGCCCGAGGCTGAGGAGCCCGAGGCTGAGGAGCCCGAAAAGAAAGAGGCCGCCAAGAAGTCCGAAGAGGACGAGGTGGTCGAGGAAGAGAAAACGGACAAAAAGGCACGTACCAGCCGCACCGCTGGTCAGCGCCCGCAGCCCCGCCGCCCGAATCCGGGTGTCCGTACCGTCGGTACGGTTACCGCCGGAAACAACGGCGAGATTGCCGACCTGAGCCGCTTGTGGGAGTCCGCCCCGGACGTTTCCTCCGTGTTCAACGGCAACAAGTAACCATCCGATGATGAGAATCCTGCCAGAGAAATCTGGCAGGATTCTTTCCCCCTCCGCTAAATTTCCTCGGTTTTTCCTTTATACACTCACATAAACAGTGAAAGGGCAGAGATGCCCTAAGCCGAGATGGCCATGGTGGTTATCCCGGTAGTGTATCGGCGGATTTCTACATCCACCGGCCAGTACACAAGGTGCAGATAGGAGGAATGTTATGCCACTGCACGGACAGGCCAGCGGCGGATGGACGGAGTCGTCAAGCGCCTTGAGGATCCTGAACCTCGGTATCAGGAACTCCATCGGGACGCTCACCGACGACGCGTTCACCCAGGCAAACCCGGTTGCTGTCGCGACGTTCCCCAGCACGCGGCTGAACACTACGCTCGTCGGAGTTCTCTCCGGCTCCGTAGCTTTCTGCCGTCAGGACGCTGGGAACAACTTCGTAGGCGGCCCCGGTACGAACGCTATCCAGGGTGCCTATCAGGCTGATACTCTGGATGAGTTCTACCGGCCACTGGGCGTTTTCATCAACTCGGCAGCGGGTAACCCGTACGAGAATATCCCGGCGCTTGCGTCTGGGATCGGTCCGTATGTGTCCGGCATGGGCACCTATGGCACCGCTCTGTACGAGACCCATGTCATCGCCTCCGACGGCGACCCGACTGCGGGTCGTGCGCTGGTCTACACCACTGGCAACGAGCTGATGGCTTCGCGCAACGGCTTCCTGATGCCGAAGTGGAACCTGAACAACGCAGGTGCTGCCCTGGTTTCTTTCGACGAGGAAGAGATTACGGCGGAGTCCTTCGTGAAACAGGCGGACGAAAGCGCCACGATCATCGGCGTCGTGAAGATGGCACCTGACGCCTTCCAGACGGAAGTCGTCTGGGATCAGCGGCTCTAAGGGGGGTAATCGCTATGAGCACCTTGGGAAATGATGTCAAGCAGAAGGTGATTGGCGAGTACATCAAGACCCCCGCGGGTCGCGCCAAACTCGCTGCCTCAATGACGCAGCCTCTGCGCCTGCGTCGTGACTACGCCTCCGTCGGCCGCAAGACCTTCCTGGTCGAGCAGCTTCCGGATGGCGCACTGCCGATCTATGACAAGGATCCAGATGTCACGGCATACGTGGTTGGTGAGGAAGGTCAGAACATTCTGGCCATCACCAAGCCGCGCCGTGTTATCTTCCCCTTGTTCGAGATCGCTGCGAACCCGGAGATTCCGCTCACCCAGATTAAGGAGCGCCGCTTCGACCTGATCGAGCGTTCCCTCGATCTGGCGAAAGCGCAGATCCAGGCCGCAGAGGACGAGCGTGTGTTCGCGGTTCTCGACTCGATCGCGACCGCGGGATTCGACAGCCTGGGTGGGCAGATCAACCCGGACATCCCGGTTGTTGCCCCGATCTCCGGATCGGTCCTTTCAGACGCTTACGGACTGATCGAGCGCCACGACCTGCGTGTTGCGCGCGTTTACATGAACGCGCGTGATTACGCTGACCTGCGTAAGTTCGGTCGAGACATTCTCGACATCGAGACGCAGGCGACGTTGCTGAAAACTGGTCTGATGGCCACCCTGTGGGGTGCCCAGATCATCATCAGCCGTCTCGTCCCGGTCGGCACCGTCTACATCTGCTGCGAGCCGGAGCACTTCGGTCGCATCCCGGTTCGTACGGAACTGACGGTCCTTTCGGCCGACGACCCGAAGGCACGCACGATCGGTTTCTCGGTCTTCGAGAACATCGGTATCGGCGCCTTCAACCCGCGCGGTCTGACCCGTCTGACGATCACCCGCGGGTGATCTGAGGGGGCGTGAGCCCCCCGGGTAAGTTCCTAAGCTGCCCTCTCCCGTTTCAGCGGGGGAGGGCTTGCTTTTTGGTGCTGGATCTTTTACCTCCTGGTTGGAGTAGACCATCTCAGGAGGTCTCCCATGACGGAACTCATTGCTCTCGTGGATATGGACGGGACGCTCTGTGACTACGACGGGGCGCTTCGAGCCGGACTCCTACAACTTCGATCTCCCGGGGAATCGGAAGAGCCCGTAGGGCATGACGACGGTCCTCCTTGGCTGGAGGCACGTAAGAACCTGATCAAACGTCAAATGGGATGGTGGCGGAACCTTGCAAGATTGGAGGACGGGTTTTACCTGATCGCCCGCCTCAAGTGGCACCGTTTTCGGCTGGTGGTGCTGACCAAGGGACCGTTCAACACCACATCTGCTTGGACGGAGAAGGTGGAGTGGTGCCGGGAACATCTCCCGGGAGTAGGAGTCACCCTCACAGAGGACAAGGGGCTGGTTTACGGGAAGGTGCTTGTCGACGACTGGCCCCCTTACGTAGAGCGGTGGTTGACGTGGCGTCCCCGCGGACTGGTGATCATGCCCGACAGACCCTGGAATCAGGGATACACCCACCCCAACGTGGTCCGTTTCCGCGGGGACAAGGATGCGATT